GCTGTAAGATTTAACCAGCAGCTCGTGATCGTCACCGCAGGCCTCCTGGAGTGAGGCGAATAAGTCACGCTCTGCTTTCTTGCCTTCGGCCAGTCCTTCAGCTTTGCCTTTCTCCAATATCTCCTCGTAGAGATTTGGATACTGCTCGGCAAGATTTTCCGCGCTTGTGATTTCAATTTCTGTTTGTGCTGCTTCCATAATATCGTTCTCCTGAAATAAATTGAACTTTACTTTTTGATTATCAACATCAGCATAAGCCGATGACTTCGTATTGCTGTCGGCGCCGAATACACACATGCTCACTTCCATAATGGTCGATTTGCGAAAGACCGTGCCCGGGCCTTTCAATGTATGCCCATTGACCTTGGAAGTTTCTCCTTTCCTAACATACTCAACCACCAAAGGCGGCACAAGTAAAGATGCCTCCATCGGAAAACCTTTCTTCATGTCGGCCTGGAGCTTTTGAGCATCATCATTATGAGCATCATCATTATCGAGGAAGAGACCTTCTACAATCACCTTATCGGCAATCTTCTGCTCAGTCGTAAAACCGATCCGGCTCTGTCTGAAATGCTCTTCCAGGACCGGAGTTCGACCTTTGGCAAATTTCATGCCTTTCAAATCCAATCCCAGGTTGCCCCAGAACCAGTGATTCTTGATAATTCCACCTGAATATCCGACTATTCGGAACATATTTTTCTTTTTTTCATCATCACTGTCTGCGAAAGTCACCTCGGCATTATCGTTAAATATACATGCCTTGACCGGCGCCTCTGAAAAAGATTGTTTCTCTTTTTTCTTAGCCGGCTCGAATTTTTGATATTTAACGTTATTGTCCTTGAGCCATTTTTTGGCCTTCTGGACCGTCCAGTTTTTTGTTGGAAATCTCAAGGCCTGCGGAATCGGCGGGTCACTCGGCTTACTCTTGCCCTTGAGCTTGCCCCAGATAATTGCTATCGTCTTGGGCACTTTTATCTTGCCGTAAATCGTACCGCCGTTGGTCCGACTAAAACTATCTGAATCAAAGTCCTTCGGATCTCGAAGGCGGGCACTGTGCTCATTTTCATAGGGCATAATTTCTCCTTTCAAACCGCTGGTTTTTCCTGTTTCGGTGGTACCAGGACAATTCCTTTTTCTTTGATATATTTCTCCTCATCGGCCCTCTGATCGGTAAGGTCCTTAAAATCATCTCCCTGCCTGGCACATATCGCCGTGCGCGTAGTAGTGCCATTTTTCAGCTGCTGCTCATCGGCCTTGGATTCCTTCCAGGGGTCCACATAAGGCCAGCGCTTGCATAAGATTTCATACCTGGCCCAGTCATCGCGTCTCGTCAATTCCTTCCGTTCGATCCACTGCTTCACTTTTAGCATCCATAACCTTCTGACAAAAGGCTTTATAACCAGCTCCTGCTCATCATGCCAGGTATCCCTGGCCTCCTGATATGCCACCCGGGAATTCATAAAAGTCGCACCCGAGTAATCACCCGTCACCAGCATAAGCGGCAAATTCACAGGCTGGCCGATAAGCATCATAATGCGCAAAACAAAATTATCAAAAGCCGACGCCGGCCGGGTCGATCCGATGGCATCCGCTTTTTCCCCCGGCTCACCATGCCAGATCATGCCGGGGTCTATCTTCTCAAGAGGCCGGTCAAACTCATCTCTGCCGGTAGCGCTTATGCCCTTGGTAAAAGGCGGCGGCATACCGCTCGTGTCCTTTGTCGTAACCATCATCGGGAAACAGGCATTAATCTTCGCAGCTACCAGCTCGGCATCGATGTAGCCGAAAAGCTTGTCAATCATATCGACCGCGCTAATCAAAGCAGGCTCGCCGCGTGAACAGCTGAACCTGTCCGAGCTAAAAACATGATGGACCGCGTCGGCGGTATATTTCTGTGTGGATTGGTTTGCAATATAGCCCCACTTGTTCGGCTTGCCGATATAATAGCCGATGACCTTCCGTGTCTTCTTGCTTACCGCCACACCGTTAATCACTTCGAAATGCTCAGCCGCCTTTTTGCCGTATGGTGTGCCCACCTGGTCTCCCTCGACCGCCTGAATCCCCTCATCGGTAAAAATTACAAACATGTCACCATCCCTGCAGTATGTATAATACATTTTCTTCAGGAACGCGTGAAAGTTGAACCGGCCGGTTACGTCACAGGGCACGTTGACCATCTCTTCCTTCCAGAGCTGCTCGGCAGCCTGGTTCCATCCCTCATCTTCGGTTCTCGCCTGAATCTTCGTGGCCGTCCCGGCTATCTTCGTGGCCAGCTTGCGGAATATCCCCTTGACCAGCGGATTATTGCGTCCCAGATCACGGCAGATCTCCCGCAATTTATCGAGCTTCTCCTGGCTCAAGTGCCAGTCGCCGGTGCCGCCCATATCAGAACGTTTCTTTCGGGTCCGATGCTTATCCAGAATCTCATATCCGAACCGGTAGGATCTGCGCATCATGGCCGCGCGCGGCGAAAATACACCCACGATATCATCCAGAGCCATCGAAGCCCTGCGTAAAAATGAACCTGATTTTCCGATATTTTCTCTCATCAGAATTCAGCCACCGTGGTCCTGCCTCTATCCGCTCTGTCAATTTTTCTAAGCAGATTTTCTTCGCGGATATAAAGTGTTTTCAAATCCGCCCTGGTCAAAGTTTGACCGTCAACCGCTGTGCTCTGGGCGCCGCTCTCAATCGCCGCTATTGCCGCCTGCACGCTTTCAAGCTGTTCTGCTAATGTTGCCGCCATTAATCTTTCCTAACCACAGATGACACGCATTTTATTTGTGAGAATTATCTGTGTAATCTGTGTTACCTAAATGCCTTTTCCAATTGTTCAAGCTCATAACTACGCCATCCCAATAGACTTTTCTGGGCATCGTCAATCGACTTTTGCTGTTTTTCGCTGATGTCTTCGCCCGCACCCGGCAAGGTCAATAACTTCCTTTGAATGCCTGAAGCATCGCTCTTGATCTCTTCGATTATTTCAATTGACTTCTGCATATTAAGAACAAACTACAGGACGAGCTCTTGGAAAAAAAGAAGCTGATTACCAAGAATTGGTAATAAGATGAAAATTTTTTTAAGCCGATATCTCGCTTAACGGCTCAAAAACGGTGTTTCCGTAATTGTCGTAAAATAAAATTTTATTATTCATAAGGTTCGAGCTCTTCTTCAGTAGGTGGTTTCTCACCTTTTTCACGGAAGCAAGATCTAACGAAATCTTTCACCTCAACATAGTCACCATCCCAACCATATTTCCGAGCTTGTTCAACAAGTTCTTCCAAAAAAGTCATTTTCTTAGCCATTGATTTTTGCTTTCAAAATTGGCCATTATTCAACGTCATATTGTTCTTTAGTAAATTCCTCTCCACCTTTTAGGGGCCATCCATGCTCTGTATAGTCAGTAATAAAATGATATATTTGAGATTCATCTTCAGAGCGAGGCAACGACCGACCTGTGATTCGTATTGATAATTTAGGCTTGTGTCGCCAATGAAAATAGTGCTCATACAATTTTGCAAACAAACCAAAGTACCATAATAACCATAAACCGAGAAAAATAAGTTGTAACATTGCTAACTTCATCATTAAGTCCTTTCGTTTTGATAATTTTCTTCGATGCTTTTGAACGTATGTCCGCAATCGGAACATTTGTGGTATCTTATAGGCAGATGGCTACTGTCGTAAACAGGAATTTTAACACTGCCACACTTCGGGCACCGGGGCCTTATATAGCGAACCACCTCATCTTTCGGCTTTGGATTACCCGGCCCGGGTGATTTCTTTTTTCTTTTCCTGGCCGGCAGATCCAGATCCGGCAGGTTATTTAAGAATCCATTCGACATTTTTTACATCCAAGTATTATTTTTTGCCATAGCGTGATTTTCTGTCCCAGCTCAATCCCCGTGCTTCCGACATAAATCCCGACCAAAAACCACCGGCTCGGACCGCACTCACTTGCGGCGGCTCTCCACATGGCTCGAGCGCCGGCCAATATAACAACTTCCAAATATGTCTCTTGCTATGCTTACACCATGACCAACCGTAGACGGCACCTAAAGTTTCGTATAAATCATCCATTTTTCGCTAAATCCCAGAATTAAGCCCATATTCGCCAAATTCAGGCCCCCAGAATGCCCTGTGTTCGATTTTCTCGGACCACCGCGACTTATAATACCCTGTTTTCGATCCTGGGCCATTTATGACCTCAAATCATCTCTTTTGCCCCCGTATCTTCTGTCGATGACAGAAACGGAGCCGCAAATATTCATTATTTTATTCTCAGACCAAAGCCGGCAGGTCATCTAGGAAGCCTGACCGGCCGGATCGCTTTTTTTTCGTCTGCTTTGGCTTTATCTCCTCCAGGCTCTGCAGCGAATGGGCGCCGCTCAGCTCGGCGGCGAAAGATGAGTAAACCTTGCAGTCCCAGAGGTGATTTGGCAGGTGTTCTTTTTTCAGCACCCATACGAGCTCATACCTTTGTTTTCTCCGAGTTCGAACCGGGCGCTGCTCTTCGGCTGTCAAATGATTAAGCGTTTCTTCTGTCGTATCGGCGTTAAGATGCCAATAGCCCGGGCCTGGGACTTCCGATTCGAACAGCAGCCGGTACAGCCGGCTCTTATAATCGTTCACGTTAAGATCGTATCGAATCATTGTACCGCCGGCGATCTTGGTGGCGCGGAACGGCCTGGTCCGGACACTGTCATCCCCCCGCACCTGTAAAAGTTTAAGCTCGGTACACTGGCTGCAAAAATCCTTAATCACTTCCGGCCGGTAACCGACATCGATGGCTGTCTTATAAATAAAAAATTTCAAGTCCGGATCATCCGCTGAAACCCATGTTGATTTGAGAAACCTTCGAAGGACTTCGAGGTTTTCAAGCTCCTTCGTATCGCCGGTCTCCAGCCGGCCCTCGAAAATGCTCCAGACCTCAGATAGATATCCCCATCCATCGACACTGACCCAGACGTGGTCGATCTGGATATCGACACCGCAGCTAAGCATCTGAACGCCCGCCGGCACCGTTCCCTGCCTGTAAGTGCCGATATGATACTGCAGCTGATTCCTGCTCGTCGCTTTCTCGGTTTCTTTCCAGGGCTCGGCTAACTGAGAGTTGATGAAATCCTGCAGTGGCTTGATATTGCCCGCCTTTTTTGCCTTCATCGCAGCCGCCCAGTCGCCGGCCAGGTCATCGATAGTTTGAAATACGGGATGCAGCATAAGCGCGGTTATCCTGCAGCTGTGATGGCTGGTAACAGGTACGTCACCTGTGATCTTACCCGTTCGGTCCACCGAGCAGCCTTCCGGGGCATAACGACCGCTGCTTACCGCGGCCCATCTCTGAAATTCATCCCATGGCTCCTTGCACGCAGGACAAACATATCTTGCGTGTCCCCCAGCCCTATAGATTTCGGCATCGAGCAGACTGCCATCATCGTCTTTGTCCAATTCCACATTGGCCCACTTCATAATGTGATACACACTACAGCAGGGACATTTCGCGTGCCATTCGTTCTTATCTCCCTTTTGGAACTCCGCATCGAATATATCACTTTCACCGACAGGAGATGACATAACCAGAAGCTTTGAGCGGGTGCGAAATGTTCGCTGCCTTTTCTTCGCCAAACTGATCGGATCGGCCTCTTTGCCCGTGGAAGGCGGATACTTTGCTACCTCATCGAGTATCACAATACAAACCGGGTTGTCTGCCAGGGCGGCCGGGCTATTGGCCCAGGCAATATACAAAATCATGTTATCGAGAATCGTTTCCTTGCCTGTGTTCAGATTGTCCAGCTTGCCGCTTAGATGATTTAAAAGGGACGGCGTCGATTTGAACATTGGCCGGATCCGCGTAGCAAGCCTTCGGTTGGCATCGTTCTCTCGAGGCATGACAATAAGTGCAGGCGCGGGATTCACATCGATAGTCCGACCGATTAAGATATTACCCAGCTCAGTCTTTCCCGCCTGGGTACAGGCACATACCGTTACCTGGCGTGTTGCTAAATCTGAAAGCCATCTCATAGGCTCCAGAAGATACGGTGTATAATCGTGCGACCACGGGCCCGCAAGCTCGGCGGTTTCCTTTGGAAGAATATAATGGTCAGCTGCCCAATCAGCCAGCGAAGGGATATCGTGGCTAATCCATGCATCGAGTACTTCCGGCTGTGTAGGCAGCCCTTCAAGTTTCATAAGTTGTTTATCATCTGTCATCATGCGATTTTATACTTAGCAAAAAATCGATTAACTCTCGTTTCTTCGCCGCCGGCAGGCGGAGCTCTTTCGGAACCTTGGCAGCTTCGGTATGTAAGTCACGAAAAAAACCTCGGGCAATCTCCGCAATCTTCTCCCGGGGCTGACTGCTGCAAAGCCTCGAGAGTTCCTCAATACCCCGTTCGCAGAAAGAAACGATATTCTGAACCCATGCAACCTGGCCTATGATCACCTCGTTCCTGTCAAGCAGCTCGTTTCGATGCCTGGCGAGTTCCAATTTCAGCTTCTCTGCCTTTGCTGCTTTTAGCGGGTCCAGCTCTACTAACGATCCCTTTCTCGCCGATGCCTTTTTAACCAGAAACTCCTCATACCATGCCAGGAAAATACTCAGATCAAAAGTCTTATCTGCATTACGCGGCAGGCCGAACTTAGTATGCCATTCGTGAATTCTCTGTCGGGCCTTACCCGTTAGCTCGGTAAGCTGAAGTATTGTTACATGGGCAGGGTCGAATCCGGGCCGTTCTTTTTCGGCCTGCAGAAATTTCTCTACCGCCCGGACCGCATCCGCCTTGCCTTCCTTGGCGGCTTCAATAAGGGCCGATTTTATTTCGATAAAAATCTGGAGCCGCGTTTGATCCCACAAGTCACCAACTTCCACGTCCTCATTTATCATTGCCCGCAGAACTTGGCCGCTTGCAAGTCCCAATTTTTCTGATGCCTTCGATACACTTACCCCTGTCCTGGCCAGGTTTCTGAGATCCCGCAGGAATCGGCCGCGGTCCCAGGCCTGTCGAAGCTCAGGATATTTCTTGAATAAATCCGCCAAAGATCTGCGGGTCCTGATAGTGGCATCCGCCTCGGTCAGGTTCTCACATTCAAGACCCAATCTGCGAATTTCGGCCTTATCGACAGGCGGCCTGGCCTTTCTTTTTTTTTTATCTTTTTTATTCCCGGCCTTTTTTTTAACACGCTTAGATGTCGCCCCCTCTTTTGTTTTCGCAAGAAAATAGGGGGGTTTTTTCTCAGTAAGGGGTTCTGAGGATTTTTTCGGTCGTACTTTCGATGTAATCCTGTCCTTTGAGGTTATCTTGCCCGCCGCCCCGACTCGCGTCGGAAGACGTGCAGGCTGTCCGGCTGCCTGACGTTCGTATCTTTTCAATTCGACCAGCTCCGCCCTGGAAAGTGTTTTGTTTTCCTTGACTTTATGCAAAAGATGCAGATACCTCTGTTTTTGGGCTATCTCCACGGTCGAAATTCCTGTCAAGTCTT